CCACGAACTATAGTATAATCAATTTGCACAGCAGCAACCGCAATGGCGTCAAATGTGAGTATTTGTGCAGCCACACTCACATTATTTGCCAAAGTAAAATTAGCACCTGACTCGCGTTTATAGGTACCTTGTTGTAAGCGATAGCCATTGTCCATGGCAATACTGGCAGTGTCGTTGAGTTCAATTCTAGCATAGGTAGTTGCCTGTGCTGTGGTTCTTTCAAACATGTCGCCCAAACATACATTATTAGCTGTGTCAATATCAATAATTGAACTAGCTGCCAATGCAGCACCATTGAAGTGATTGCCTACATCATAGAACACGTTATTGGTTGTGGTATTGAGACTTACGCCATCAATCACAATGCCTTGTACGTAGATATTATCAAACGTATTGGTGATTATTCTCACACCAGTGGGTCCGCCGTTGACTGGAGTTGCACCACCCAAATACACGCCCTGGTATAAGGTATCAAATTTACAATTGGAAAATGTAATGCCTTCAATTTGCTGTTGGGTGTTGGTGCCATATGTAAAGCCACCAAAATTGCAATTTTCAAATGTTACGTGATTTGAAACCAATGCACTTGTGCTGGCCCAGCGTACCGCCGCAATGTTATCGGTTGCTGAAATTAAAGTAGTTTCGGTTAACGGACCTTGAATACCAACATTGGTAAACGAGCAGTCGTGCGCACGTTCAATCAATAACCCATCCATGATTTGATTGGTGACCATGTTCATGTTAGAGATCAAAATGTTTTGAGGCTCAAGCGGACTCACAATATTAATGCCAGTTTTCTGATTGTCGCTGCTGGCAGTTTGCATGATGTAACTCGGAAGTCCGTTGGGTGCATTGGTGGTTTCATCTCCCCAATAATATTTTCCACCAACTTGACCATTAAGGAGAGTTCCTGCTGGTACTGCAAAATTTGATCGGTAGTAAGAGGCGCCCGACTTTACCAACACTCCAGCAGCATAGGCCACTGTGCTGGTCCAGGTGGTCACAAAGAAATTCAAAATACTACTTTCGGGACCTTCACCATACAACATGGCATACGGAGGTACCAGGATGGTGTTGGTAATCAAATAACTGCCGGCTGGGAAAAACAAACTTCTACGTATTTGTGGATTTGCCTGAACACAATACAATTGATTGAGAGCACGGTTGATTGCCGCAGTATCGTCTGTAACACCATTTCCGGTAGCACCAAAATCACTGACCACACAATAGCTGTCCAGTCTGCTTTGTAAACTTTGACTGACAGGAGCTCCTGCACTGGGCCCAGTTTGTACAGAATATCCTGTGGCAGTTTGTCCTGTATAGGTGTATGCTGTTTGAGTGGCCAGAATATCTGAGTATTCTGTTAGAATTTCTACATTATTACGCTCGTCGGGGGAACCTTCGGCTATGGTGCCGGGACCAATATACAATTGGCGGGTGTCTACTGCCCAGCCAAGCTCAGCAGGGGCTAAGGGTTGCGGAAGATCTTCTTCGAGACCTTTACGTTGGGTTATTCTTGAGATTTGTACAATTGCCACAGTGTGATTCCTTGAGGTATCACATATTTAGCATGTAGAACTGTTCGACCTTTTTCCACCACATGGTGCGATATGTTTCAAATTCCGCGCCTTCTAGCACAAATTCCTGATATTGTGGCTGGCCCACAATATTGTGTTGCTCATCTAGATCAGGTTTAACGCACATCAAAATTACGCCTTTTTTGATGTGTGTGCCATGCAATTCGTTATGGGCTTCTGCGTATGCACACAGCTGAACAAAGTAATCGTCAATCCATTCGCGTTTTTTGGGTTTGTTGGTTTGCTTGTAATCCAGTATGCTTTCTTCATTTAAATGTATACCTGCACCGTCTGTGGTGCCTGCATACACACCGGGAAAGTATAGTGGCACTTCAATACCCCAAAATTCACTTACATTTTTTAACCCTTTGTTAATGACTTCTTCTGCCATGACATAGCTGGGCCAGCTGAACGGATTTGATCCACGAACAGGTATGGCACCTTCTCGAATGTACTTTTCAAGATAGGTGTGCATTCTGGTGCCTCGACTGGCAGCTTCTGTGGTGATGGCTTGTGCTCGTTCTGCCCCTACCGCACGCCGCCAGTTATGCAAAGCTGCCCGGCTTTCTTCACTTTTGGTTCGGTCTAATATGGTGGTTACACTAGGCAGTTTGTTGCCGTCCGGTGTGGCGTAAAATCTCTTGCCATCTATTGTCACCCTTGGTATAGGTTCGTAATTGAATTTGTTTTTGTACATAGTCATAATAAGCGTCAATATTTTGTTTTGCGTGTTTATACATTTGCCGAATAATCAGCGATTTTTTTGGGTTGAGATACAACTTCTGCAAACTATTGATTATAGCATCAATCCGCTGAGCGGGCAATACGCATTCATCATAGCTTTCATCAATCCATTGATCGAATGTGACAAATCCCATTTGCTTGAGATTTCTTAAACCGTGTTGTCCACTTAGCAACAAAAAAGGTTTTCCGGTGCAAAGGCACTTGGCTGTTTTGTCTGTAAACCATTGATTCTGATAATCATCAGTTTCAGTCACAACTTCGATGTGAAATTGATTCCAAATCTTGGTGTAGTTGATAGCACCATTTCTATAATCAATGATACGTTGGTCTGTATCGGGCATGTCATTGTCAAACGTTCGTTGGGTCATCCAATCAAGTTCTGTTTGATAATATTCTGACAAATTGTTGCATAGAAAATCTTTTGCGTTATTTACAGGAAATGTGATAAATGCATCTCCTGGAAATGCACCATCTAAACCATACGCCAATCTCAGTCTACTAATGCTGAATCGGCTGCCAACTAACATGCCAACAAATTTTGCTGAACGAGTGTCCTGAGGCAAGTCCTCAACTTGTATGAGATTAATAATATCCTCAAATGCCTCTAATGGATGCGGAATCCAATGCCACTGGAGCAAACTGGGACTGACACTTAAAAAATTAATTTTACTGTCAGGTATGTTTAGACCATGTTGGATCTTTTGAATCCAAGCCACAAGTCCAGATGCCAACACGTCATTGCCATCTATTGCATAAAAATAAAGATTGTGTTTATTGTAGTGTTTGACCAATTGATCTTCTACCAATGGTAAATGATCTATAACATAATCTTTTTTGAGAATGAATCTAAGATCAATTAAAATTTTTTCTGTATCAAAGATCAAAATGTTTGGGGGTGCAGCGGCCAACAACCACCACGAGCTATCATATCGTTGGGTGAAATTGAACATGCAATTTAAACTCTAAAACTTTCACCGCAACCACATCGGTCGCGTTCATTAGGGTTAAGGAATTCAAAACCTTCGTTGAGTCCTCGGCGCACATAGTCTACTGTGATGCCTTTGAGATATACATCATTTTTCTTATCAACCAGGACCACAAAGTCTTGTTGGGCATAGTTGATGTCTAACTCCGAAGGTGTGTACTCCGGCACGTATTCTAACACATACGCCAGGCCTGAGCAACCGGTGGTTTTTACACCCAGGCGAATGCCAGCATAGTCTTTGGCCTGCAGAAGTCGTTTTACTTTAGTGTATGCACGATCAGTTAGAGAGATCATGCTTCTTTCTGTAGTCTTCTACAGCGGCTTTGATGGCGTCTTCAGCAAGGATTGAACAATGGATTTTGACTGGTGGCAACGAGAGTTCTTGAGCAATCTTTGAATTTTTAAGAGCTGCCGCTTGGTCAAGCGTAAGGCCTTTAACCCACTCGGTAACGAGAGAACTGGAGGCAATCGCACTGCCGCATCCGTATGTTTTGAATCTTGCGTCTGTGATGATGCCATCTTGTACCTTGATTTGCAATTTCATTACGTCGCCGCAGGCAGGTGCGCCAACCATGCCAGTACCAATATCAGTATCATTCTTATCAAAAGATCCGACATTCCTGGGATTTTCATAATGATCAATAACCGATTGACTGTAAGCCATATAATTTTGTTTCCTCTATCCAACCTATCAAACAGTCTGAGCCATATTTCAGTTTGAACTGGTTAACGGCCTCAAACTGATTTGGTGCTGCCACTGTGGTAATAAAATGTTTTGATACACCAATATCATTGGTAAATCTGATATAGGCTTTCCAGTGTTTCATTGGCAGGTTCTAGTTCTAGTAATAGTGCCATCTGCATGTTGGGTTTCAATCCAAGGTGTGCAGGCAGAACGTATGGGTTGCTGAACAACCACTGTGGGTGGCGGAACATAGCCGTAATTGTAAACAGGCTCGTAATAATTGCGTGTAAGCGCATAACCAATTACTCCACCAACAATTACTGGTGCCATCCAGTTTCCACCATGCCTATGATGATGGTGATGTTGTGCTTGAGCTGATACAGCCAAAGTCAATAATGAGAGAGCAATGAGTTTTTTCATACGGGCCTCCTACAGCATAGTATACTATATTTAACGCCTTGCGTCAACAGTTAGTTGACTGGTCACATTGGTCGTTTCATAGCCGATTTGGCCATTTTGTTTACCACTTGTTGACTTTGTTGTACTGACAATTTTTCTGGACCAATGTCAGCACCTTTGAATGTGACCATGCCAGAATTTGGATCTAACGGTTCTAGCACACCACTCAAGGGAGGCTGGCTTATGATGTCGCCAAGATTTTGGCTTGTGATAGGAATACCCAGGCTTTGAGCAGCTGATATAAAAGCATTTTGGCTGATTTGTTTTTGAGCATTAGTATCTTCTGCTCGTCCTGCCAAGAAGTTGACCAACCCTACCAATTTGTTAGGGTCAGCTCCAGCGTTAGACTGATCAACTTCAACAATTCGCATTATCTCTTGGCACGACCAAGTGCGGCAGGGGGAACAGCGGCTGGCTCTTCAGGAGGAGGTGCAATCTCACCACCAGCGGCTGCGGCAGCAGCGTCTAGATCATCCATACCAGCAGCAGCCATCTCAGCGCCTGGTGCAGATGCACTACCCATGGCAGCCATGCCAGCATCAGGTGGAGGTGTTGTGCCAGTTACCACGCCAAGTGCTTGATCCAGTTGTTGTTTGGCACCTTGCAAGTTTTGTACCAGGCCAGTGAGTGCGGCTGTGGCATCTGCATTGAATTGCGAGGCTTGATCAATACCCACTTGATTCTTGATTGAATCAACCAAGGCAGGCAGTTCTTTAAATTGCATTTCGCTGGCATCTTCCAACATTGATTGCATCTTGTCAACCATGTCTTGTGCAGCCAACACCACTTGGGCTTGTTGCACTTCGGATTCTTTTAACATTTTGTAAGTACGGCGCAGGCGGCTTTCGGCAGCCATCATTGCAGCACCAGCAACCATCTTTTGTTCGTCAGGTGTAAGGGTCTGACCTTTGGTGCTTTTGTCTAACGCCGCTTTTAACTTTGGATCTTTTACTGTGGAAGTAGCTTGTGATAAATTTGGAGCAGCAGGCGCGCCAGGGGCAGCAGGTGCAGGAGGAGCAATAGCTTCTTTAATTCTAGCAGTGAGTGCCTGTTCCATCATTAACAGCTTGAGATAAGCTGGATTGCGTTCGCTTTGATGGAACGAAGGTTGACGACGAGTTTCGCCTAGTACGCCACGCACACGTGTCAACATCTGTTGAGCTTGCTTGCCAGTAATTTGGTCAAACTTCATGCGTGAGCCAAAATAGCTTTCAAATACACGGGCTATTTGTTTGGTTGGCTTAATTGCCGCTAGTTCTTGCAGTTTCATTTTGGAATCCCCTAAGTTGTATATATTTAGCCGAATTTAAACATTTTTCCAGTTCCTGATCCACCAAGGCATGCTGTTGAACCTTGGGTTGCAACTTGGTCAGCACCACTTCGCTAAATCCGTTGTTGCGGCTGCGATCAGCCATTTGCCGTCTACAGTATATGTCTGCTGACAGTGTTTGTTTTTTGGTATCTAAAGTTTTAATGTTTTGTGCTAGACGCAGTTGATTGTGATTGTCGGCCACACACCAACTGATTGCTGTGCGTTTGTTGCTGAAAGTACCTGCTAAATCATCGCCTGGTGTGTACACTTCAAACAACTGATCTGCAGGACGTAAATGGTATCGGCCAAATGCCACATATCCGCCTGTTTCGTCATTCACAATCATTGTGTGTATATTGCGGCGAACTTCGCGCTCGGCCCAGCGTTCTAATTTTTGTTCTCGAGTCATAGTTTGATCAAATGTGCCGCTGACCAGCCTAACGCACCCACAAGGGCAGCAATTATGCCCACGCCCCAACTGATCATTCTATCGTTGTTTTTGGCATTAGTGGCTTGCAACATGCCGCGTAATTCTGCTATTACATTGAAAAGAGTGGTGATTTTTTCATCCATTGATTCCAGCTTGGTTTCAAGCAGGCGATACCGCTCTGCGCACAATTCAACGTGTGCTTCAAGACTTTTCTTTTCGATATCAGTGGTATCAGCCATTATTTCTCCCGGTCATTTATTTATGGTTTCGAACCACAAGTTTTGATTGGGTCCAGTTACAGTCAAAATGGGTTCAATTGCGCCAGTTTCATCCAGTCCCACAACCATTGGTATGCCAGCACATTCATTCAACAAACTGTCAAGATTGTCCGCATCATTATTGGTAGAATACACGCCAGGCGTTTCTACATTAAATTCAAAACTCCAAACTCCATCTGTACATGTAGGATCTTTAATGACAGTAGGTTGAGCTCGCAGACTGATCATTTGCATGATAGTTTCCCAGTTGCGGTGTTGATTTCTAGATCTGTTCCAGTCATTGATATCATTGATCAATCGACCTGTGCGGTCCGGGTACGGCACTTGACTTGAGCGAAAGTGACCAGTGATGCCAGTGCATGTACAGTCAAAAAGAGTCCTGCATAATATATTCATTCTGCAGGTATTTAACGACAAAGAAAAACC